TAAATCAACGACTGTGCCGCCAAAGATTGGCACAAATGTAGCTGTGGAATCTTGCAATTCAATAGTGACAGAATCATTAATTTCAATGTCAATGTTGGATTGATCTAAATTGATTAGCTCAAGGCTGACATATCCGGCATTGGCTTGCTCATAAATGTTTGTGCGACCCGATGTAGTCGAAAGGTTGGCCAACACATAATTTGTGTATTGAATACCTGCAATTTTAACGCGCCAAATTGGATTAAAAATTGTCATAAATAAACCAAATTGCTTGCACCATTGGTGCCTCTAAAGGTTGAATTGTTAAGAGCATTGGCTGTTGCGCGGCTAAATGCTTCCTCATCAATAATTGATGGCGCATTGACATTAATTGTTATTCCACCTTGAGCCGCTAGTCGTGCGGCGTTTTGAGAGTCTGTAAAACCGCCGCTGCCTTGGGCTGCCAATCGAGCGGCATTTTGTGAATCTGTAAATGCACCAGCAATTGCTTTTGTTGCAACGGCAGCCTTTGTGACTGTTGATGCCGCTTCATTGAGAATTGTGTTTGCATTTGTGCCGCCCGTTGTGCCTCCGGTTGTGCCGCCCGTTGTGCCTCCGGTTGTGATTCCACCACCGGTTGTTCGACCACCTGAAATTGCGCCCGGTGCGCCTGATGTTGCAAAACCTGATGTGCCAATTTTAGAAATCGGGCTTATATCTGCACCGGGCTTTACAATGTTAGCAGCACGAATTGCAATGTTGGCAAGATCAATTGCGGTGTTAATTAATCCTTTTAAAGCTCCAACGACATTTGCAAAAACATTCAAAACAACGCTGGCAATGTCTCCAATTATGCTAAAAGCCTTACCAATCACAGTTCCAATGATGGGTGCGGCAGCTTTAACAACATCAAAAAATGCTTTAAATTCATCTTTGTTTTCAATAACAGTTGCTTTGATTTTGTCAAAAGCCGATTTAAATCCTTCAAAAATGGGCTGCACAAAGCCTTTTATTCCACCAGCTAAAGTACGCAATGTGCCGTCCATACCATCGGCATTTGATCCAAAAGCATCCGCGACTTGTTGCACAATTGGAATGACCTTTTCTGAAAACAAAGTTGCCAATTCTAAAACAATCGGTAAAAGTGCGGTGCCAATAGTGACTTTTGCGTTTTCCAATTGAGCTGTAAGAATGCGTGTTTTGTTGGCTAGGCCATCGCTAGTGCGCTCAAAATCGCCTTGGGCAGCTGATGTTTGCTGGTAAATTAGAGCTTGAGCTGCCAAAACCTTTTGCTGTGGTGTCAATGCGTTTTTGGTTGTGCTAACAATTCCCAATTCCAAAGCGGCTTGGCGCAATGATGCATCATCAAGCAAAACGCCATACGCACGCAATGGTTCGGCTTCACCGCGCAATGCTGAGCCAATTGCATTGATTGCTTGCTCGGGTGATGTGTTGTTAAATGAAGCAAGATCGGAAGCCAATTTAACAAAGCCCGTTGAAAACCCGGATAAATCCTTGCCGCTAAGTCCGGCAGCGCGACCAAATGTGGCAAATGTTGCAGCTGCATCCAATGCCTGTTGTTTTGTCTGACCTAATGACGATGCCGCGCTATCTGCAAAATCTTCAATGTCTTTTGCTGTGTCACCAAATAAAACATTGACCTTTGAAATGGTTTCGCTTAAATCGCTGGCAGCTTTAACCGCATCCACGCCAATTTTGATTGCCATTGCTCCAGCGGCGGCGGCCACAGCGGCAAATGCCAGAGCAGCCTTTTTGCTAAAATCTCCAACCTTAGTTCCAAATGAATCAACCTCGGTTGTTGCGCCTTTAACGCCTTTTTTTAATGAATCTAAATCAGCATCAAAGGTTACTGTGACTTTTGGAATTTTTGCCATTAATCGAGTCCGTTCGCTCTGATAAGTGTTTGAACCATTGCAATGTATTCCTTAGCGACAACCGGCGTGTAAAAATCAACAGCTGGCGTTATCCAATAACCACTTGGATTTGCGGGAGCCTTAAATCTGTTTGTGTATTTGCGACCTGCTCTATCAATGCCGGGATGAGAGCCATATTCTGATCCCCATAACAGCGTTCCAGCGGCAGCTTGTGATTGATTTGTGCGTTTGCCGCCTTTACCTGTTTTCCCGCCGTACTTGCGGCCAACCTTCTTTGTGCCACCAATATCAACACGAATTAGCCGGTCGCGTGGTGTAGTAATTGAGTCCATAACCAATTTTGCTTGTGGTGTTGGAGATACGAGCCCAAATTGCATCAGTTGCCCGGCAAGCCTTTTTGACATTGTTTGCGCTTCGGTTCGAACTTGATCCTGGACTTCTTTTGGCAATGCAGACAAAAGCCTAAATAGATTTTTTAATTCTAAAGGCTCAACAGTAAATGAAAAGGTGCCGGTGTCTCTGGATGATTTAGTTGCCATTGCGCCTCCTCAAAATGTCATACACAGTTAAAACATCTTCCGCTGTTTGAAACTCTGATCGTGACAATCCGGTGGTGATGGCCAATTCCCAAATAATCCGGTTTATTGTTCCCGGCTCGTAACTTTTGGGTGTTCGGTTTCTCCCATGCTGATGTCAGTAACAGTCTCGCACCACACCTCAAATGGCTTAACAGTTTTACCGGCTGCCTCGCGTTTCATTGAGTGATACGCCAAAAACATCAAATCGGCAATTCCCAATTTCTCGGCTACTTGCTGAATCGTGTTTCCGGTTTTCTGTTCCCACTTCATCCACTCCGGTGGGAGCGCGGTATAAGTTGCGCTCTCCCCCGTAACGAATTCAATTGTGATTGGTAGTTTCATGCTCCCGATTTCCTTTCTAGAGTGTTGGTGTAGTTACACAGGTGAATGCTAGTGAAACAGTCTGTGCATCTGGTGCTGTGCCTCCAGCTGATGGGAAAATTGGCTGAACATCAAAATTAAACACCGATCCTGATGCAGCTGTAAAAACAACCGCCAATGGTGTGTTTGGTGCTGTGTCTGCCGCTGTCCAAAGTGCGTTGCACAATGATCCACCAGCTGGCCAATCGGCAAGCATTTCAACAGCAAACGATCCTTGCGAATCGGTCGTGTAATACGCCTTGCCGTCTAAAGTTTGATATGTATTGATTGTTGAATCAATAGTTAGAATTGCAGATGTGGCCTGAGCATCATAAGTATCACCAGCAATGGTGAATGTGATATCTCTGCCGGTCACGATAGATGTTGGCATGATTTCTCCTTAGTTGGTGTAGTAGGTGCTTACTTGTAAATCGGCAATGAGGTATTTACCTGCACCGACTTCCAATGATTGAGGTTGATTTACATCGCCGACTTCATATCCATCGGGCATTGTGCTGATGATGTCAATCATCAATTGTTCCAGATTGTCCAAAGCCGCTGCATTGTTCATATAAGCAACAACACCTGTGACAGTCAAATTAATTTTGACTTTTGTTGTTGCGCCATTAATTAAAACGCTTTCCAAATATGGTGATCCAGGTACTAAAACAATGCTTGGACTTGTCATTGTCTCTGGAATGCCATTATAGACATTGGCCGCAATTGTTGAAAGTGTTGTTTGCAATGGCGTTCTGATGTCAGCTTCAATTGTCATTGGCACATTGCCTCGACATCCAAAAATGGCCCGAGTAGCCCAACGACTCTATTTGTAAGGCTTCGGCCTAAAATAAATGGTTGCGGCTGGAATGTGTCTGACATGATTTGATTGCCGGGAGCTGTAATGCTCTGGAAAATTTCAACCGATACAACCAAAATGGCGTTTTCAATGGGAGGTGTGTTTGCGTAAAGCTGTGCCGCTGATGATCCGCTCAATGTTGCTGTTGCCGCTGGAATAAATGGCAACGGGTATGTCCGGTCAGCGGCAGCTGTTGCAGCTGTAAATGTGTAAGGCTCAATCCGATCATCGGTGACTGTGTAGGTCGCGTTGTATGTTCCGGCCCCGGTTACAACAACAGATTGCCCCGGCACAAAGTAATTTGGCCGCATTGTGGTGAAATAAATGACGGAATCACTTACATTGGCAAATGTCACCGATGATTGGTATTGCGTGAGTAACGGCAAAATTGTTTGTTCAGCTGAATCAATAAATGAATCAAGCTGCGCATCAGAATACAAGGAAACCGAGACACCAAGAATGGATCGTAGCTGTGAAGCTGTGACTATTGCTGGCATCTCGGTTCCTTTCGTATCAGTAGCGTTCGGGAGCGACCGCTACCGATGATTGATTGTTATTTATGGGAGGTTGTTGAATCGTGCACCATTTGGCACCTTGGCAGCTAGTGCGCCATAGCCGTAGTACAGGATGTCAATCGTTCCATCGCTGTTGATGTTTGTGCGTAGTGTAAAGCGTGGAGATTCGTACCATGTGTATGAATCTGGATTGACAACGACCATTGAAAGATCGCCATCAGCTGTTGTTGTTCCAGCGTTACCAAATGAGCGAGATACATAAAGGTTTAAGCCCGGTGAAACTACACCGCGCAATGAATCACCTCGGACATTTCCTGCCTGATTGCTAGGTTGTGCCGCATTGTAAAGAGGTGTGCCATTGTCGTTGTATCCCATGATGTTTCCCCATTGTGTTGGTGAAACGATCAATGAGCGAGCAAATCCAAGTGATGAGCCATAAACATCGGCACAAGCCTTTGATGTGTATCCGAGAAATCCGGTTGATGAGTTTGCTGATTGGGCTGTTACGCCACCAGCTGTGTTGAGTGCTGCCAAAGCGTACTCATCTGTCTCTTTTGCGTATGCAAATTCAAGGTTTTGCAAAAGAGCTGTTAGATATTCCGGACGGCTGCGGTCAATAAGTTCAACTGTTGAAATTGCGCGACCTTTGAAAGGCTGCACAGTCACAGAAAGGTAAGTCGCAGAAAGTGATGATTCTGTAATTGCATCATTTTCATTGATTGGCAAAACTGTTGGAACAGCTGTGACACGAGGAATTTCAAAAGTCATGCCTTCTGAAACCAAAGTTTCGCGACTAATACCATCGATGCAACCACGATCAGCATTTGCAAGCGCATTGACAACCTGTGTGCTTTGTGGTGTTGGAACCATGCCGGGAGCTGTTGATGTTGTGTTGTCAGCTGCCTTGACATATTGGCGAGAATCTTCATCATGCAAAATGCTTGCGCGTAGGTAATGCTCAAGGTATGTCACCTTATTTACAATTGGTGAGCGTGGTGCTGTGTGATAAGCCGGGCGTGATGCCTGTACTGGTTCGACTGCTGGAGCTGCTACCGGTTCAACGGCAGGAGCGGTATTTTCGGTAGTGTTATCCACTTTGTCTCCTTCATTTGGGTTTGTGTTATCTGATACTTCTTGAGTTTCAGAATCTTCTGATGCGGCTACCTCTGAAACGCGTGCAGATCGCACGGCTGGTTCAGTAACAAGTGCCACGCCTTTTAACTGGCCATTTAACACTCTCATTGTGCCATCTTTTTGCATTTCATAATTATCAACAGCTAGTTCAATGCTAAATCCATCGCGTAAGCCATCCATTGCCTCAACCAATGCATCGGTTCCGGCTGTTGTGTTTGCAATCTTAAATGTGGCAGTCATTTCTTTATCATTAACACTCATGGCAATGCTTTTGCCAATTCTGCGTGTGTTGTCATGCTCAAGATTAAGAAACACATCTTGTGGCACGATTGATCCGCGAGCAAAAGTGACTTTGCCTGTGCTTGCATTTGCTTGCTCATTAAATGCAACAATGCGGCCGGTGATGGTCCGAGAATCAGAATCAGCTGCCGTAATTTGCATGGGTGTTGTTAGCTTCATGAGATCATGTCCTCCATTTGTCTAATTTCATCGGTAGTGATTGCTCCGATGTCGAACAAAATCTTGTAAATCTCTGCACGCTCTTTCTCTGATCCGCGCAAGTAAGCCTTCAAATCAAATTCAACGCGCTGTGTTGATGGCGTAAAATCTGGCATTGAAAGCCGGCTGGTCAAGCTGTTCATCAACGGAAGCAGCGAGAAATCCAAAAGAGTTTGACGCGCCGTCTGGGCGTTTTGATAGGTCATGGATGATCCAGTCGGCGCATCAATAAAGTAAGCCGGAATACCTACGGCTCTGGCTAGTTCGGTTGCAATTATTTCTCGGGCTGCATTTAGGCCAATTTGCTCTGGTGTAAAACCAACAGTCTCCATTGTGATGTCAGCATTAAGAAAAGCTGTGCCGCGATTTCTACGAGCCGCGCCCCATGCATCAAGCAATTTTGCAATGCGATCAGCTGGCAATGCTGTGCCGTTTGATTTCAAAACCATTGATGGTACAGGTTCGCGTGCATACATTGCAGCTGCTCGCTCAAGTTCTGCACCGGCACGAATTGTCCGACCGGCTCGATTTAATAAACCTTCATCATTGCCGTAAAACACAACAAGTGAGCCAACGCCTCTTTCCGGTACTTGCTTGCCATCAACTGTGTAATAAAGAATTGATGTGCCATTCGAATCTAAAAATGTGCCAACGCGATTAGGAGCTACGCGCCACATTTCGCGCACTCTGAATGTGTCGGCAAAAAGCGACTGAACTTGAAAATAAGAAAATCCTGTAAAAAGTAAATCTTCGCA